GAGTACGCTAGGCAGAAAGCAAACAACGAACATCCGCTACGCATGGAGCGCCAACGCGCTAGACGTGCTGTAGACAAGCGTGATACTGGCACAGTGATGGAGAAGTCACCGAAGCGTAAAGGTAAAGATGTAAGCCACACTAAAGCATTAAGTAAAGGCGGCACGAACGCAGACGGATACAAACTAGAGTCACCTAGTAAAAACAGGGCACGTAATTACCAGAAGAAGAAATAAGTTAGGGATTCCCTAACAAAATAGCATTGGCAGTGAACTGGAGATATATACTTACATGAAGATAATAGACAACAAAGTTGTATTGTTGAAGTTGCGTGACCCCCAAAGGATTGCAAACCTAATACCCAAAAGCAAGTTGTTAGGCACTAACGAGGTAGCCGTACATTGGGGTTTAGATGAAGCCATGGTGCTTAAAAACATGGGTATTACTGTGCCCTCACCTATCACAGGCAAGTATACGTGGAAATCTAAATACACGCCGTTCGACCACCAAATAACTACAGCCGCATTCTTGACCATGAACAAACGAGCGTTCTGCTTTAACGAGCAGGGTACGGGTAAAACTGGTGCTTCCATAGGGGCTTCAGACTACTTACTATCAATAGGCAAGATTAAACGTGTATTAGTTGTATGCCCCCTGTCTATCATGGAATCGGCATGGCGTGATGATATGTTTAACTTCGCCATGCACCGCTCGGTTGAAGTCGCTTACGGGTCTAAGGAGAAGCGGAAGAAGATACTCGCTATGAACACGGACTACGTGATAATCAATTACGACGGGATAGAAGTAATATTTGACGAAATTAAGAACGGGGGTTTTGACTTGATTATTGTAGATGAAGCGTCACACTACAAGAACGCGCAATCTAACCGATGGAAGATAATGAACAAGTTAGTCGGGCCTGAAACGTGGTTATGGCAAATGACGGGTACACCTGCCGCACAGTCACCACTAGATGCTTATGGACTAGCTAAACTATCCGATAGAAGTACCGTGCCTAGGTCGCTATACTCATTCCGCGACCAATTGATGCACAAGATAACCCAGTTTAAGTGGATACCTAAGCGCGACGCTGATACCACAGTACATAAAATTCTCCAACCTGCTATACGTTTCACCAAGGAAGAGTGCCTAGACTTACCCGAACTTGTTTACGTGAAGCGTGAGGTTCAGTTATCTCGCCAACAAGCCAAATATTACAAGGCCTTGAAGACTAAGTTAGTAATCCAAGCCGCAGGTGAAGAAGTTACTGCCGCCAACGCCGCTATAGCACTGAGTAAGTTGTTACAGGTGGCGCTCGGGGCTACGTATACTGACACTAAAGAAGTACTCCACTTCGACATATCGGAACGATATAAAGTGCTACGGGAGGTTATAGACGAATCTAGCAAGAAAGTGATTGTGTTCGCCCCGTTTAAAAATGTCATCGACGTTATCTCAAACAAGCTGACTTCTGACGGTATCACGAATGAGATTATATCAGGTGACGTGCCCGCACATGCAAGGACTAAAATATTCAAACAGTTCCAAGATTCAGATAACCCAAAGGTGTTAGTTATCCAACCGCAATCTGCCGCCCATGGAGTTACATTAACAGCGGCTAGTACTACGGTATGGTGGGGGCCAACAAGTTCACTCGAGACCTATGCACAGGCAAACGCTAGGTTTCATAGGGCGGGGCAGAATCACAAATGTACAGTAGTGAAGCTGTGTGGGTCGCCCGTGGAAAACCATATCTACTCATTACTTGATAGTAAAATTAACCTGCACACAAAGATTATAGACTTATACAAACAAATACTTGACTAGCGTACCATAGCGTACTATAGTGAACGTCTTACAACAAACTGGAGTTACAAAGATGAGCGAAAACAGTGACCTTATAGAAAAACTAACCCGCACGTTTATCAAAATACGTGACAAACGTGCAGAAATAAAACGCGCTTTTGAGGAAGAGAACAAAAAACTAGAAGACGTCCAAAGCAAGATTAAGATAGCACTACTTAGTTTCTGCAAGACGCAGGGCGTCGAGAGCGTCAAAACCACTTCTGGTACGTTTTTTAGAACTACCAAAACCCGATACTGGTCTAGCGATTGGGCCGATATGCACAAGTTTATACTTGAGAACGAACTACCCGAATTCTTTGAGAAGCGCCTAAACCAAACCGCTGTCAAAGAGTACATTGAAGAAAACCCCGATGTGTTGCCCCCATCACTGGAGCAGACGTCAGAATATCAAATAACAGTAAGGAAAAATAAGTAATGAGTTCATACATGGTAATCGAAGATTTAGCTAAGCACTTTGCCGTATCCATTTCAACTATTAGGAATTGGGTTAAGTCAGGAGACATACCTGCGGATACCTATGTTAAGGTATCCTCAATATACAGGTTCAACAGCGCTAAAGTTGAGGCTGCTTTGCTAGCACGTGATGCCGGTAAAGATGTAACCGTTACGCAGTCTGAGATAGAGGCGACAGGAGACGAGCTTGAATCCCTAGCTACTACTGTAGTGTCCGCAGGCGCCGAAGACGACGAGTTACATTCTATCCTAGACGAATACGAAAAAGACCTATAAGGAATTAACATGAGTAATGACATTTCCAATCTAGCAGGTACATTAGCTAACAGCGACCTATTCAAGAATCTACTAGTAGACAACGATAAACTAGCGGGTTCTGGCGGTGGCGACTACAAGCGCATCAGCATCAAAGGTGGTAAGTTCCGCATGGTAGTTGGTGGGGAACAAGTTAGTGTGAGTAAAGAAGAAAGTATCAACATCGTAATAATAGACGCCGCACCTATAGCGCGTACCTATTATCAAGGTTCTTATGACCCTAAAGCGGTAACACCGCCTACATGTTGGTCAGCGGATACCAAGACACCTAGTGCAGACGTACCAGAAGCAAACCGCCAGTCAGATAAGTGCGCTACGTGCACACAATCTATTAAAGGTAGCGGCCAAGGTGACTCACGAGCGTGTAGATTTAGTCAGCGCCTAGCCGTTGTACTAGAAGAAGATATGACCACCGTATATCAATTACAGTTGCCTGCTACGTCTGTGTTCGGTGGCGCAGAGGGTGGTAAGATGCCAATGCAAGCCTACGCCAGATTCTTGAGTGCTAACAAAGCGCCTGCGATTGCTGTTATAACTAGTATGTACTTTGACGAAGAAGCGGAGACACCTAAGTTATTCTTTAAAGCGGCGCGTCCATTAACAGAGCCAGAGCTTAACGTGGTAGTCGAGGTCAAGGGCACAGATGAAGTAAAGCAAGCCTTAGACATGACCGTAGCTGAGACTGACAAGGTATCGCAAGTTAGTAAGTCGGAAGCAGTAGAAGAACCCAAAACTAAACCTGAACCTGAAATTAAGCAGGAGGCCAAAACTAAACCAGAACCCGCTGACGTGCCCGAAGAGGACGAGATAGAGGAACCTGTTAAGGCAGTTAAGAAGAAAGCCAAGAGTGTAGAAGTTGACGAAGATTTAGCTAGCATCATAGACGATTGGGACGACGCATAAAAACTAACCCCTAAGCCACGGCATTTGTGTGTGTCGTGGCTTTTCTATCTGTGGTGATTATATGAACCGAAGAACATTTTTGGAGACCGTGCTATGCCCAGAGGGTTTGTACTGTCTCAAGACTATAGACAATGACGGTAAGGGTAAGCAGTTATTTTTTGACACTATCGACCAGTTGATAACAGCCGCCAACCGATTCGATGCTAACCCTATCAATACTTTCTACGCTATTGCATCATTTAAAGAACGTAAGGAACAAGGTGCTAGAAAACATAACAACATAGCCTGCCTACGCACTTTCTTTTTGGATATAGACTGCGGGCCTGATAAAGGTTTTAAACTAAAACATGAAGCATTCAGTGCCTTAAAAGAGCTGTGTAAGGTATTGAAGTTACCTAAACCATTCGTTGTAGATTCTGGTGGTGGGTTTCATGCGTACTGGCCTTTAGAGAGTGCAGTTACTTTCGAGGTATGGAAGCCGGTAGCTATTCGTTTGAAGAACCTGTGCAAGCAACATAATTTCCATGCTGACCACGGGCTAACAGGTGACGGGTCACGCATACTACGTATGCCCTTAACTAAGAACATTAAGTATAGTCCCCCGAAAGATGTGCCAATCTGCTTAGAAGGTGCAGTAACTTCTTTTGAGGGTTTTAAGGCTATAGTAGGTGAGGATGAACCCCTTACAACTATAACGACACTGGCTAACCCCGCTCTGAGTGGTTTGAACCAACAACTAGCGGGCAACAAAGAAGCCATATTTAAAGTAATACTAACCGAGTCACTAGCAGGGCGTGGCTGTCAGCAGATTAAATATCTAGTAACTCACCAGAACGAGGCGCCTGAACCTCTGTGGAGAGCGGGTTTATCCATAGCCCAGTTTTGTTCTGACCGTGACAAAGCCATACACTTTATATCTAAGAAGCATACGGAGTATGACTACGATAAGACTGAGGCGAAAGCAAGTGAGATACCGAAACCACAAACGTGCGACTATTTCTCTGATGCTAACCCAGAAGGATGCAACGGTTGCCCACTAAAAGGCAAGTTCAAGTCCCCGATTGCTATAGGTATGCGGGTACAAGAAGCCGAAGTAGAGGGTAGTGTATATAAAAGCGACACATCACAGGGTGACGAGTCAGAGGAAGTGTTAGAGTTAGTCACCGCTCCATCACTGAACCTACCCAACGCTCCTATAGGGCAGTTCCCCATACCAAAATACCCGTTCCCGTACTTCCGAGGTAAGAATTGCGGGGTGTATTTACGAGTGCCGTCCGACGATGGTCCTGATGAAGAGAAGCTAATATACCAACATGACGTATATGTAGTTAAACGTACTTACGATGTTGGTAGCGGTGAGGCCCTTGTTCTTAGAGTACACCTACCTAAAGATGGTGTGCGTGAATTTAGTGTCGATATGATAGCGGCATCGTCCAAAGAAGAGCTACGCAAAGTGCTAGCACGTGAAGGCATCATGGCGCGGGATTATAACGATTTAAGGAACTATATAATGCAATGGGTTAATGAATTGCAAGTTACTAATAAAGCTGATGAAGCACATAGGCAATTTGGTTGGGTCGGTAAAAACTTTGATTCTTTCGTCACAGGTAACCGCAAACTCACACCTAAAGGAGTTGAGTTTAACCCGCCGTCGTCACATACAAGGTCACTGTTCCCAATGTTCGAACCTGTAGGTACGTTGGCAGGTTGGCAGGAAACTATTGCTATTTGGAATGACCCCAAGTTTGTATTACAGCAGTATGCCCTAGGTATAAGCTTTGGCTCTATACTCATGGAACTAGCCAATGTAAGTTGTTCGGCAGTGCATTTTTACAGCAAAGAATCTGGCGTAGGTAAGTCGGCTATACTGGAAGCAATTGCTAGTGTGTGGGCGGACCCTTCGGAGTTCGTACTGTCTAAAGAAGATACCATAGCGTTTAAAATGAACAGGTGCGAAGTATACCATAACTTACCAATACCCCTTGACGAAATCACTAACCTGTCAGGTGAAGCCGCTTCAGACATGGTGTATCAGTTTACTGGCGGTAAGCAACGTGGGCGCATGAGCGGTTCTTCTAACACGGAACGTGAGCGCGGTGTCGCATGGTCGTTAATGGCGGCTACAACAGGTAACACGTCAATACTAGAAGTAATCGGCAAGTATAAAGATTCACCAAAAGCCGAAGCACAGCGAATACTCGAATGCAAAGTGCCACGCATCTTCGACGAACATAAAGATAAAGCTACTACTGACGCGTTCTCTAAGGGAGTACAGAAAAACTATGGGCATGCAGGGCCAGAGTTCGTACAGTTTGTCATGCACAATATAGATGAAGTGCGGGAGATAGCGACTAAAATAGGTAAGACAGTAGATAGACTAGCTAACCTAACATCTGAGAATAGGTTTTGGTCCGCACAGGTGACCTACACTATATCGGGCCTGTTTATAGCAAAGAAAGCAGGTTTAATTACGTTCGACATACAGCCAGTACTAACTTGGGCGGTCAATAAGTTGTTACAGAGTAATAAAGTAGGGCTTACTAACATGGACGGTAGCGCTATTGACCATATGAACGACTTTATAGCGGAGCATATAAGTAATATACTACGTATAGACAGCACGGTAGATAGACGTAAGGATAGTGATTTAATCGACTCGTACATATTGCCAGAAGAAGTAGCACGAGGCAGGCTAGTCGCTAGGTACGAACCAGATACGAAGATGTTCTACATATTACTAAAACCACTTATGGAGTGGTGTGGTAAGCGGAGTATCCCGTATAAAGATTTGCGGGACGACTTAATTAAGGACTTCGGCGCCGAGGCTACTAGTATGAAAATAACGAGAGGTTTTCCGCTAGACCTACCAAAAGCCAGAGTATTGAAGTTCCGCTTTGATTGGGATAAAGATGGTGAAGAGGGCGAAGAAGACGAAGGTGAAGGCTTGGTATCTGGAGAAGGCATGGAGTCCACCTAGGCGGATATTAAAGAGTGGCGAACTATGCCCTGATGGGCTAGTTATGGTTATCAACTGGGACGCTATGGTCATAGGAGCGTCCATTTTCGTACCTTGTATCAACACTACTGCGGCGGTCACACAAACGCGACGCATATTCAAGGGGCGGGGATGGATGTTAAAAAGCGAGGCGCGTATAGAAAATATGTTCTTCGGTGTACGCATCTGGCGAATCTTATGATATAGTGCAAACTGCAGTGGAGTTTATAATTTTCTAACACTGCATCTTAGTTGGGTTGGCCCCGAGTTTCCTCCAGTTTCGCGGGGCCTTCTTTTTTACATGTTCCTGTTAAAGTAGTCATCCACAGGACTAAAGCTCCCATACACACCTTGTAAGTCACCCTCAATAATATCCTGATACTTCTTACTCAACGTAACACCGTTATACATCGTGGCACTTGTGTCTGCATGTGATTTTAGTGACCTGATAATAGCTTCCTCTGTGATAGCCGCTGCTGGGTTTTTACCATTGAACTTACGAATATCAGACATAACATCCTCCATAGTATCGTAGTCTAAGTTCCTAGCCGCTACATAATACTTCTTGGTAAGCTTGGTAGCTTGTTGGTTAATAAAAATGTCTATGCCTTTAGCCTTACGGTTAGTCTCTTGTTGGCGTAAATAAGCTGCAGGTGGGAATCCTATAATCTGTGCGCCTAACTCACCCATACTCAGCTCGCCGTATATATAATCCCCCCTACGTGTCTTTATGCCGAAATCTGGCATATACCTGTTGAATGTCTTCAGCGGGTTAGATAAGGCTGTAGGTATTATAGCCTCAATGCCGCGTTGGTAATCCCCCTCTCTAAGGTCATTTACACCCCGTATAGTTTTCTTAACCATACTCCACGGCACACCACCTAAATAGTATGCTATCGTCTCTTCTGGTGAAGCGTCTGGGTTGTATAGGTTAGCTTGGAATATGAGGTCGGCTAGCCTAATACGTGACCCTATGTCTATCGGTACACCCGCCGCATCTAATATCTGGTTAAGTGCCCCGCGATACCATGCCGAACCTATATTATCTTCTACTAACTTATCGAAATCATCCTCATCGTCATCGCGGAATAGGTCAACGACCATCTGCACAGCGCCGTAAATAGGTACACCATACACACCTGACATGAACAAGGCCGAGCCGAATATAGCAGTTATTTGCTTAGCTGCTATCTTACCCATAGCAACATCTTCTTTTGTCTTAGCCCCGTAGAATAACTTAGCCGACCTCCGCGCCATTTTAAGTTGGGTATACGCCATGTTTATGCCGAACCCTTTATACATCAACGCCATCCTGCCTATACCTTGCTGGGCGTAGCGAGAAGTAGTCTCTAACACGTTACCACCATTTAACTCTTGAGTTTCGTGGAACGAGGCTTCGGCCGCTTCTTGCCGCAATTCAGCAAGGGGCTTCTTAGTACTTGCCTTATCGTTAGCTTCGATTAATACACCTAGGTTTAGGTTATATGATGCCAGTAGTGTTATCTGACGGTTAAACCGCTCACCTTGGTTAAACATCATCGCGGATACAGACACCATCCCGTGAAAGAACTTAGACGCAGGGTTACCTTTTTGTATCTCCTCAATGTCGTTTAAGCTCATCTGGTCGTTGATTAACGAGTCATCAAGCATGTTACGGTCTCTTGCTAACTTAACCATGGGTATGAGCGCCTCTAACTCCGCTACCATCTCAGGTTTTAATTCCATGTCAGTACGCACCGTGAAACTAGCCTCGTCAGTTTTAGGGTCATCTGTTATGTCGTAATAAGCGTCTATGCCATACGCAATGGTCACGGAATCCAATAATTTAGTGCCAACTCTCTCGGCGCGGGACCCTTTCTTAGCGCCCATAACTAGACGCCGGGCAAACTCCAGCTCGGAAGTTGTTCTCTGCATCCCATATTTGGCCGCTAATGCTGGGAAAATTATGACAGGTATTTGTGCTAGGTTAGATATAACAGAAGCAATACTGCCGCCTATGGTACTTAGGAACGCATACTGCGTACCAAACCTAACAAACTTCTCCATCTGTGGGTTCTTGGCGCCAGAGCGGGCAAATAATATACGCTCTACAAACTCTTTATAGATGACAGGACTAGCAGTATTATCCCCTATTTCCGTGTTAGAAGGGTCGTCCCGTTCTGAGTTCTTTATAGTCTGCATCCGCTTATGGCGCTCTTTAATCTGCCGCTCTATATCAGAAAGCTTAGCATCATGCTTATACCTAGCTACCTGACGAGTTAAGTTGTATATCTTAGATTTTAGGGCGGTATCTATGTCGGGTATAAAACCTTTAATCTTCTTACGTCCCTGTAGAGTTCGCTGGAACGAGTTCTCGGGCATAGTCTCCACGAATAGGCGCAGTATATCAGTCTGTATGGACTCTTCCACCCCGTTAGCTCTTAGCATACTTAGGGTTTTACGTACGAACGAAGCGGGGGGCATCTTCTCGAAATCGTCGTAGGTATAATCCCCATCCCTAGTGCTGATAGTGTCGGTCTCTACGTCTGTTTCGTCCTTCATATTTTTAGCAACTCTATCCCTGTCGTACTTACTATCGAAGAACAGTGTAACAAACCTATTGTTTTTTATTGCCTTACTAACAGTTTCTACACTGTCTAGGTCGTCAGGGTCCGCTACAGGGTATGGGTCTTTTAGTTGGTAACTAAGTTTGTACTCCCCCTGACGTGCCAGCGGCATGTATTCCGACAACTCTCCTATTTTGGTGAGTATAGTAAGTATCTCTTGGCTTACTGTCTGGGTAGTGGTTTCAGTACCACCAGCGTTCTTTATTTGGAATAATATGGCGTCTTTAACCCTTTCAAACTCCGACTTAAACGAAGCTTTAACGAACTCATAGTATTCCACTGCCGAAGGGCTTAATTTCTCTACCGCTTCCTGTTGGCGGGCCCATATCTCGAGCTTTTGCGAACCTAAACCGTAAGTTTCCGTAGCCTTCTTCTCCGTCAAGAAAGGGTCTACTTGCTCCATGGTCGAACCAATCTCGTCATTGTAGGTTATCGTGTTAAGGAACCTATAGTCGTCACCTTCTAGTTTTTTAAGTAACTTACCGGCCTTTACAACAATATCACCCGCCCTTTTTTCAGCGCGGCCCAGTGCTTCCTTACGCTCTAGTAGCGTCTTATCTAAATCGTAGCCTAGCCTACCAAACCCGTAGCTCTGCGCTATATCCGCCAATGGTTGCATGGGTGCGAACCCTGCTAGCGTTTGTTTTACCCGCTGTGGGGCAGACGAACTGAAGAAATCAGCCATGTTCTTAACTAAGTTGGCTCTATTTATCTTACCTACATCACGACCATCTAAAGTTTCTTTAGCCAATTGGTCTAGTCGTTTTTCTAGGTTTAGCTGACCTGCTAGACGGCTAGTAGGCGCGGGCGACATGAGTGAGTTGATTAATTTCTCTACTTCAGTCTTAGCGTTGTTGGCATCAGTAGTAGGTGACATACCTAGGAAACGGCGCACCATGTTCTGCACTATAGTGGCAAACTCCTGAAATATGTTATCAGGTCTGCCGTCAGGTCTTAGGTTGGAGAGCGTCGTTTGGAACTCTGGATTGCTGAATGCTTCGGCAACGAATTCGTCTAGGTTAGTGGCCCCATAAGCGTTCTCTAAATAATCCTTACTTGCTTCGTATATTGCAGTTACCTTTTTAGTTATTGGGTCTGATTTATTACTTAGCCTATGACTTGTTACCGCGTGGGTAGATTCGTGAAGCAGCGTATGAATATTCATACCATTATCTAAATCTAACTGGATAGTATTCGTCATCGGGGAAAATACCCCTGCTATCTGCGTGTTACGCGCAATACTGTTTAGATTCTCCACTACCTCTATCGTAGTTTCTCCAATATTATTAGCCAGCGCTTTCGCTACCCGCTTAATATCCTTGTTATTAGTAGATGCGGCTACAAACTCGAGTGCACCCTTCAGGTCCCCACGTAGTATCATGTCTTGTGCAATTGGGTGCAGTGCTTGTGCGCTAGCCGCTACAGATTCAGGCGGTAGGAACAAGTCGTTAGGGTCAACGAAACCGTCAAACTCACTATCAAAGTCCCTGTCGAATATGCTGTTGTCGCTATACTCTTGACGCTCTGCTTTCTCGTCCGACTTAGATTGTGACTTAGCTAACGATGCTGCACGTGCCCTATCTTCGGGTATCTTCTTATCACGTGTTGATATGTTAGAACCTTGGTTTTCTATATCTTTAACATACTTAGCATTAGTTTCCTGCATCCACTTAACGACGCTAGATATATCTTGCGTTGTACCCAAACCCTCTATAGACGCCAACGCTTTAGTTGCGGCAGTTTTACCTGTTTGGCCGAACGCCTTCTTGTCGGATTTAGTCTGGTCTTTCAGGTTTTTAAAACTGTCATAGGTTACGTTTAAATCAGTAGCTATCCAGTATAGTGCGCTTTCAATATTGTCCGTCAGGCGGCGGTATTCCGCCAATGCTCGTAACCCTGCGTTATTAGTTGTGGCACTTATAGAATCTATAAAGTCTCTAACCGTACTCAGTTGGTCGGGTTTCATTTTACTAGACGTTGTGGTCATCATACGCCCGAAGTCTTTAGATACGAGGCTACCTTCTTCTGCCTTACTATCTCTAAACTGTTTGTCCCCCTCGTTCCCTAGCGACATATCTGCGCTAACTTTAGGGTCCTTACGCAATAAGTTCTCATCCTCCGCTATGCCTACTTTAGGCTTGTCCGTCTTAGACGTAGGCATCGTTTCTGCTGTAACTTTTACGTCTTTCTTAGCGCCTTTTTCTGCGGGTTTAGTCACATTGTCTGATGTTTGCCTAGCAGTGGGCTCAGGTGTAGCTTGTTTTTTAGGGCTAGCCTTGGACTTAGTAACGCTAGGTGACTTCTTATCAGGTGTAGCTTTTGGTTTATCCACAGGCTTCGTCGTAGATTCTAAATCTGACGTTGCTTTACGGGTCACAGCAGGTTTAGCTACAGTCTTTGTTTCTGGCTTTGTTTCTGGCTTAGCTACAGCCTTTGTTGTAGGTTTCTTAGCAGGTTCCGCCTTACTAGCGGCCGCCGCTTTTTCAGCTTCTTGGGTTCTAACGGCTTCTGTAAAAGCAGTCGGGTTATCAACAGTAGCAGGCTTCGTTTCTGGTTTAGCTTTAGACTTCGTTTCTGGCTTAGCTACAGCCTTCGTTTCAGACTCTTTGAACTTAAACGAATCTGTGAAAGCAGTTGCACCATCAACAGTAGCAGGTACGTTTTCGGCTTGTGTTTTGGCCTGAACTACGCCTGCATCAGTAATTGGGTCAGTTGCTATACTAGGTTGTGGG